CTAGATGCAAACCATCCAGCTTTTGCTTCAGCTTCAATAATTTTTGCTGCAGCTTGTAATTCTTGTGTATTAGATTGTAGTAATTGAGTTTGTAGGTCTGCTTTTAACTTTGCTTGTAAATCTTTATCAGGGACTGATTTTTCAATTGTACTAAATAAGATTTTTGCGAGAGGTGCAACAGCTCCTAACATTTGAATCATGGTTTAGTACCAAGTTGCTGTTCTTTTTTTTTCTGGAAGAATGCTTCCTTGACCTTGAACTTCTTGAGTTTGAGATTCAGAGTTGCTAGACATCTCAACATCTACTCCGCCAACAAGATAACCTTGTGCGTCAGTGTATTTTGAGTGGTTAACATCTACTTTAGCTTTAGAATCTTTAGTAAAAGTTCTAGTTGCGTTTGCTAATTTTTCATTTTGTTTTTTCATGGCCATTTTATACTCCTTTTTTTGTGTTTTTAAAACTTATTTTTGCTGATCTTTTAATTTAGCTGATAAAATAGTCTTTTCTATTGAAGTATTTGCTCTTAATTTAGCTAAATCTTCATTTTGTTTCAGTTTATCATCTTGAGTTGACTGATTCATCATTGTTTTCATCTTATCAAGATTGATTCTGTCCTTACCTTCTACTTCTTTTCTGTAATTTTCCTGTGCTCTAAGGTCTAATTCTCTAGATCTTAACATTGCAATAGGATCAGTTGATAACATTGAAGTAATTTGTTGTTCTTCTTTTAAAAACTCTTCCATTGCTTCAGCAATTAACTGTGCTTTTCTAGCTTCAATTTTTTCTCCAAGCATTTTTGCTTGAATTTGCATTTGTTGTGCAATTTGTGGGTTCTGTTGTCCCATTTGTTGTATCTGTTGTCCCATTTGTTGTAACTGTTGCATTTCATTTCTAAATTCAATTTCAGTTTGTTCTTGTGACATAACCGAAATATGTTCAAAAATATTTTTTTCTAATGCTGCCATTAATGGTGGAGCATTTCTTGCCATATTAGTAGACATAAAACTTAAATGTGCAGTAATGTGAGCTCTATGATCTTGTCCCGGAAATGCTTGGAACGGTTGTCCTGCTAAAGCCGCAATATGTTCTAAAGCAGGATCCTTTGGTTGTGGTGGTTGTGGTTTATTTAAAATTTTATCAATGTCTTTTATACCTAATGCTTCGTACATGGATCTATATACTTCATACATGTTATGAATTTGTGGATTAGACATTGCTAATTGTAATTCTGTTTGTGCCATAGATATTCTTTGTGTTTGTGAAAATATATTTGGATCAGCAACTGGAATGATATCTACTTTATCATCAAAATCTGTTTGTTTAATTGTTCTCTCTCCACCAACAACATTATAAGGATACTCTGGAGGTAAGTATAAAGCAAAAACTTTTGCTAATAATTTAAATTCTTGTTTCATTGATGCATAAATTCTTTTGTGAATCGCTGACATCGTTCTACTTCCTCTTTCTAATAAAGCTACGGTTGTTCCTACTGCTGCTTGTTGATTTCCATCCCCAACAGCTAAATCTGTAGTAGAAGCAAAACGTTGACCTGCTTGAACTACGACACCCATAAGAGCAAGTAAAGTTTGAGAAGGTTCTTTATAAGGTAGTGTCATAAAAGAATCTCTTAAATTACCACTTGGAGCATCAACATCTCTCCATTCACCTGGTTGAATAGATTGAGCGTCATCTCTGATTCTAATTCCTCTTTGTTTAAATCCTGCTGGTAAATTAGATAATGTTCCTGCATCTAATAACTGTCTTAATGCTGATGTAGCAGTTCTAGATAAACCACCAATCATTTGAATTAAACCAAATCCATAGAATCCAAATCCTGGTAAAAATTTAAAGTGAACAAAATATTGTTTCTTTTCTTTTTTAGCATCTTGAGCATCCCAATTTCTTTTAACTGATAAAACTTCTTTAGATCCTTCTTCAAGAGTTACAATGTAAGGAAGTTTAATACCTGTGGGCTCACCATCTTGATCTTTATCTTCAAAACCTTCTAAATCTAAATTAACATGACATTCTAATAATGTAAAAACCTCATCGCTATATTCACTTTTTGTAATTCCTTCTAATTGTTTTTCTTTATCTTTAATATCATTTGTACTTGTGCCATCATCAGCAGGTAATAATTCTATGTCTCTATAAAAACCATTTACTTGTTGTTTTCTTAAATCATTTGCCGATACTCTTAATACATGAATAATTGCTTCAGCATCTTCTAATGATGTTGCTGAATAAGGAACAACTAAATCTTCCGCTGGAATAAATTGAGAAACTGCTCTTCCTAATGTTTCTTCGTAATAAACTTTTTTAAATGTAGATCCTGATAATGGTAAATAAAATAACATTTGATCAAACTCTGGTTCATATTCTTTCATAACATCCATAATTTGATAGTTCATAAATTCTTTAACTCTTTCAGCTTGTTGTTCTGTATCTGGAGTTGATGCTCCAATAACTTGAGTTCTAACTGGTCCTTCTGCTGGTAATAATTCTTTATAAGCTAATGCTTGAAATTGTGTAACTGCTTCTGCAAGAACTGGATGTGTTGCGCCTGATGCACCTTGAAATGGTTCTGTACGTTGTTCGTATTTAAATCCTAATAAATCTAAACCTTGTGTATACGCTTGTTCCCAATCTTTTCTTGAACTTTTATAATCTTCGTAATTTTGACCAAGTTCTGTTCCAAGTAAATTGAGATCATTCTCATCTATAAATTCTGCAAGGTTAGCTCCATGTTCTAAAGCTTCTCCTTCTATTTTTGCTTTTGGATCAAAGTTTATATCAACACTACCATCTTCATTTTCTGTAAGTTCTGTAGGGCTAGATGAAACTGTTTCTGTTTCAGATACGACCTGTTCTATCTCCTGTTCTGGAGTTAAAGAACTACCTATGTTTGGGATTAACCCTTTGTCTATTTCTGCCATTTATTGTTTTCTCCGGATTAGATGTTCTAACAGTATTATAACTAATATTCAAGCCTTGTGGGTTTGGTCCACGTAAGGGTGGTATTGTTCTTGTTAATCTTTTAATCATTAATTTAAACCTTCTTTGCCTTTTTCGTAACTTTCAGCGCCCTTTAACTTCCATTCATCTTCTGATAACCATTTTTTATTTTCTGTATCAAAAGTATCAAATGTTTCTATTGTTCCTCTTTTTGTTTCAGGATCTACTCTTACTTTGTTTACAAATCTACCTCTCATATTATTTCTTTGAGGATCCATTAGAATAATAGCATTGTTTAATGGATCTTCCATTGGAAATAAATCTTGAGATAATTTTTCAAAATTAAATGACTCTGGAAGTCTATCTAATAAAGTTCTTCCTTTTTTATCAGCAGATACATAATCGTAATTACTTATATCTTTTTCAATTTCATTTAAAATATTTTGAAGATCATTATATTCTTTAGGTAAATTTTGTCTTGATTCATCAATATACATTAAAATATCGCTATGCTGACTTTTATTAGTCCCTTCAGGTAATCTGTATGGACTTAATATCTTTTCTTTTGCTTTTTCTGTTCCATATAATTTTTCAAGATGGGAAGAAAAAGATAATTTTTGTCGTAATGAATCTAATATGTCTGTAATCATTCTTGCAAATTTAACCTTGCCTCCACCTGCAAATTTAACTCGGCCACCCGTTGCAAATTTTTCTGGTAGTTTAATTATTTCTTCTGGTAGTTTAATTATTTCTTCTGGTTGTGCTTTTGAACCAAGTTCCCCTGATTGTCTCATAATAAAAGTTGAAGGATCGTCTGACATTTCATCTCTTAAAGATTGTTTAACAGGTATAATTTTTCTATTTTTAATATTACCTGTTGCAAATCTTTCAGCAGCTTCTATATCACCAAAAACAGTGTTTCGTTCTGGATTTTTAGGAACTTCTGTAAACGTAATATCTACATCATCCGGACCGTTTGCAAATAGTCTAGGTTCTGGTTCAAGAACTTTAAATTCTGGGGGCTCTATTTTTTTCTCACCTTTATAATTTTGAATTTCCATTTTAGGTCTATAATACAAACTTACAGGCTGACCAAATGATTCTTGATTTCTAGGTGAATCAATATCAACTGCAATTCTTCCATCAGGATACTCTCTTAAAATAAAAGTAGTATCACCATCTACATGTTTAGTTAATTTTTCTTCCCCTGTTGGTTGTCTACTTCCAAAAGGTCTAGGATCATTTTTATAAGATGGTTCCATTATTAAATCTTTTTCTTTAAAAGGTTTTCCCATTTCTTTTACCTTTTCAACAAGTTTTGGAAACCAAGGATACATTCCTTCTGCTGGTTCTATTTTTATTTTAGATGCAACTTTTGCTGCTTGAACTGTTTTTTTTCCACCTTTTATAGCTTTTATTAAATCAGGTGCTACTGCTCCTGTAGCTACTGTTCCTCCTAATAATTTTAAAAACCCTCTTTTAGACATTCCTCCTTTTTTAAATCCTTCTCTCATACTATCGTCTGGAGATTGTATTTCTGGAATTTCAATTGGAATAATTTTACCTCTTGCTCTTTCTATTGATGTTTCTGGAATAGATTCAAAAAGTCCACCTTCTTCTAATATTCTATTAAAAAGATTTTGCTGTAGTGTCGGACCTTGAACTTGTTTAAGTTCTGGGCCAAACATTTTTTCTGCTACTTTAACTTTAGAAGCGGCTACCTTGTTTACAACATCAAGAATATTTTTTTCATCTTCTTCAGTATATTGTTCTTTACCTAATTTATCTTGTATGTTTTTTATTTTTTCATTTACAGAATTTAAGTTTTCAAAATAAATTGAAGATTGTTCTTCATCTAATGGATTTGCTAAATCTTTTTCTAATAATTTTTTCTCTTCTGTTAAGTCTCTTAATTCTGGAACTAATTTAAGATTATTTAAAGCTCTTTGAACGGATTCTTTTTTATCACCTGCCATCTCTAATAATTCTTCATCTACACTTTTACCAAATCCAAACAATCCTGCTGTTGTAGATCTTTTAGCTCCTTCTATATCTCCAGTAGCTAAATAAGGAAGAGCAAATATAGCATCCAAAGCAACATCAGCTAATCCAAATACTTTTCCAACAGCTTTTATTGGTGCAGGTATTTTATTAAAAAAATTTTTAACTATATTTTGTTCCCCTTTACTTAATTTCCCAGATTCAATTTTTGCAAGTCCTTTATTGTAACAGTTAGAACCATTTCCAAATTTTATTCTTCCACCATTTGCATATTTTTCACCACATCCTAACCTGTTTAATAATTCGGTTGATTGACTTTTTAAGTCTTCTAATATTTTTGGATCTACTTCTTGATTATAAGCGTAAGCTGCTCCTTTATTTAAATTAATAAGTTGTTTATCTGCTTCTGTTAATTCTTGTATTTTTTTACCTTTTAATAAATCAGCAGGGTCAATAGTTCTTTTAATATCAGGGGTATAAGAATAAGAACTTTCATCTGGCTGTACTACATTAAAATTTTTAAATCCTTGAGATCTGTCTGCTAGGCTAATGCCTCTTTGATTTAATTTTTCTAATTCTATTTCAAAACCAGGGGGTTTATCTTTTAATAGTTTTTCTCTTTCTAAATAAATATTATGCATTGCTTCATCAAAAGGTTTTAATAATTCTGCATTTACATTTTGTGGGGCATATCCTAAATTATTTGTAGTTACATATTGAGAATATTTATCATCCATATGAGAAAGATTAACTGTATTTGTTCCTCTCACTCTGTATTTACCTGTAGAAGTTTCATATGTTAAATCAGTAAAATTTTCTTGTATTTCTCTTAATGCTTTAGCTTTATTTGATTTTGCTAAATCAGAATCTATTGGTATTTTTCGAAGTGCATCTACTTCATCTAAAGTTTTATATAACATCCCAGTATTGGGAACATTATTTTTTTTAACAATTTTTGTAATTTCACCTCTGTTTAAATCCCTTCCTTTAGCAATAGAAATATATTCATCCATTGCTTTTTCTAAATTTGAATTTTTTACAGTATGAACTTTTTCAGATAGATTTTGTAATCTTTTTTTTATTTCTTCAACTTGATAATATCCATATCCTTCTGCATACTTATCTCTAAGTCTTGCTATATTAACATATCCTTTTTGTTCTGCTATCTTAATATCTTTATCTAAAGATTTTAAATCTTTTAAAAATTCTTTATCTTTTAATAATTCTTCTTTTGTTCCTTGAAGTTCAATAATGTTTGGTTTTTTTGGATTTTTAGTTTCAAATTGTTTTTGAAACTCTACAGCTTCTTTTTTTGTATCAAAAATTCTTTTTGTTTGTTTACCAGATCTATATGCTCTGTATTGATATCTACCATCTGATAATTTAACTAAACCACCTTCAGCAAATCCTTGTACAGCTCCCGGCTGCATGATGCCTGCATCTTGAGACTGTTCCCAGGCAAAAGGTTCTTCGTCTAAAGTTCGTTTTGTGTCTAAATAAAAACCTCTTGTTAAGTTTTTATTCGTACGCATACGATATCTTTCTGCTTCCTTATATGAACCGATGCCCATTTAAAATCCCATTAAGTAATTTAGTCCACCACTTGCATTTGGTTTTCTATTTATAACTTCAAATTCATCTAATTGATTTAATTCATCAGCTGTTTTTTTAATAATTCCTCTATTATAATCCATTACATAATCATAAGCTTGACGATATAAATCCATTTGTTCTTTATTGGAAAGACTATACTGATCTTCTAAACCAAGTTTCATTTGAGCATAAGAATCTACAATTTGATCTGCTGCAATTTTTGGATCATCATAATTTGGAAATATATTATTAGCAGCTCTAATTATATCTTGATCATATTTTTGTGCAGTTGTAATAGGATTAGTAGGTATTGTAACTTCTCCTGTTTTAGGATTAACAGTTTCCATAGATTTTTTACCTTTAAGTTTTTTATTTGCATTTTTAATTATATCTAAAATTTTTTTACCTTTTCCACCGCTTGCAAATTTTGTTCTAGTAATTCCACCTTCAGCAAATTCTTCAGGTGGTTTCTTTTTAAATGGAATAACTATTCCTTCTGGTACTTCTTCTACTTCAGGTGTTGATTTAATTCCTTTTTCTTCTAATGCTTTTGCAATCTCATCATTCCTATCTTTTAATCTATTATATTCAGGATAAGTAATTAAAGTTCCACCTTCATCATCTGTTAATAATAATCTATCTTGATTTGCATTATACTCATCTATTAAATCATCTATACTTGTTCTCTTAGTAGCTTCTGCTTTAAAGTCTTTCACCTTAGCTGGTTCATTAATTCCAAATTCTTGTTCTGCTTTTTTAGCTTCTTCAATAGTTGTAGTTTCAGGTAGATCACTTGTACGTGGTTCAAATTTAAATCTTGTTTTTGCAAAATTTGCAGCTTCCTCTGGAGTTCTCATTTGAGAAAAATCATCTGTTAAAGTATTTAATTGTTCTAATGCATCTTCTCCATAAATTTTTCTAAAGTCATTAATAGGATCTCTTGTGCTTCCTAGTTGTTCAAAAGTCATTCCTTTAATTTTTCCATCTTTAATATCTTGATATAAAATACTTCTAGTAGTTGCTCTAACCAAGCCTTTTCTATTTTCTTCTTGCATAACTTTTTGAAAACTTGCGTAGTCGCTCATTATGTCTCCAATAACAGATTTTGGTTTAGTTGTTTCTTCTAATTTTTTTCCAACCTCTTCTAATTGTTTACCAGCTTTTTCTAATCCACCAGCTATGGATGTTGGTCTAAGAGATTCTAAACCTTTAACAGGTGCTTTAGTTGTAATATCAATAATGTTAGTCGGATTAAGTAAACTATCTAAATAATTTAAATTGTTTAAAAGATTATTTACTTCAACATCGTTTAATTGTTTTTGAAAAAATAATGAAGCAACTTCTTCAATTTCATTTTTAACAGTGTTAGTACCAATCTTTCCGGCTTCAACATCTTCTAAAAGATAATCTCTATTTAACTGTTTAGTTAAAATTGGTTTTTTAATAGGTGTTACTTTCCTGTCGCCCGCCCCTATAATCCTGCCTGGCTTAACACCAAACTTTTCCATCAGTTTTAAGAGTTCTATAACTTTGTT